AACACCTGCAAGAGAGCCTGCCAGTAAACAATGTGGTCATGGAGGCTAACGCCGAAGACCTTGTTCCCATGTATGCTAGGCTGGGAAGCCAAGACCCGCTTGATCTGCTTCTTGAACAAGAGCAGGAGGAGATTGAGCACAACGCGCTAGCCGCTGCCGTTTCAACCCTTTACGAGAGCCAGCAAAATGTACTAAAACTTCGTTTTGGTGTGGGTACTGCCTCTGATGAAAGCCACACGTTAGCGCAAACAGCAGAAATTATGGAGCGAAGCCCAGAAAGGATACGGCAAATACAGAAGAAGGCACTCAGGCTAATGCTCCACCCATCACGGGGCTTGCAGAACCTGCGTTAAAAATAACAGGCTAAGAAAGGAATAGCGCCCTTTCAGCAGCTCGTCGGCGGGTTAGTCCAGCAAGGATTTTCCCGCCAGCCTTGTTCCACTTGAGGAACTCATCTGCTGCGCCATCGTAGTCGCCACGATTGTACTTCATTCTTAAGGTTGAGGACTGAAGATTGCCTAGCCCCACATTAAAACTAAAGCTGACCATTGCATCCAAGTGGCACTGATTATCAGCAGCAGCAGGACATAGTCGCAATACGCCATCCGTAAAGCGTAATAGGTCTGCCTCAAGTAGCGAATCAATCTCGTCAGCATCCCACACCCGATTGTGTTCTGGTTTAAGTGCATAAGAGGCTCTTTCAGGCGTTTTGAGGCGAGCTTGGTCTGGGTACAGTACATGACCATACCCTATCGTCCAAAGCGCAGCAGGGCATCTATAGGGGCTGCTGTGACAACCCTCAAAGCTTTTGATTAGCTGGATGCCAGCTTCAGAGATTGTCATTTCTTGTTGAAAGCCTGCGAGCCAAACCAGAAACTGATGATTGCGGCCAGGATAGCCATCTCATCGTCTGAGAACACCATGTCCATCGCGTCAGCAAATGCTACGCCTGTTGAGTAGGCATACCAAATACCAGCAATGTCTACCACAATCAACAGACCAACAAAGAGGTACGTGACCATTGGTCTAACGCTGCTTCGCAGGTTAATGACCCACTGAGATGCGCCCTCACCGATCTTCATGTCATGCTTGTACATAGCAACCTTTTCTTGGGCCTGCGTCTGCATGGCGACCTGTTCGGTCTGAAGAGCCACCTGCGCTGTCCGAATCTCCTCGACCTTGGCTTGGGCAATAAACCCCTCTTTAGCTAAGGCAATCTCACGCTCCTGCTGCGCTGCCATCAAAGCAAGTTCATGCTTCTTGTCTGTGCGGTCTTGGAAGAAGTCGAGGACTTTAGGCAGTCCACCAGATGCGAATCCCAGCAAACTTGATACTAGACTTAACATTTTATTACCTCAGATTTTCAATAAGGCCAGCAACAAGCCAGAGAAGGGCCGCTAATAAGGCAGCTATCGTAGCGACTGCCACAACATTTAGAATAAAGTTTTTGATCTTGCGCCTTCGATTGTGTTCGGCGGCTCTTCGATTACTACTGATCTTCGCACGGTCTCGCATCATCGCCGTGTATTCTTCGACGCCGTATCGGTAGACAATTAGCTCGCGCAGTTCGCGCTCCTGCTGCTCAATCTTCTTTCGGCGCATCAAATTCACCATTGCCTCTTGTTCAACTGACCCGCTGTACAGGAGTTTTTTAAACAGAGGTGGGTCTTTAGCTTCCTCTTCAGCCGCCTTTACATCTGCAACAGCACCAAACCAGGTGCCTAACTGTCCGCCCAGGTCCTCGATCTCACGCCCCATCTCAATGCCACGCTTGATGGCATTGTACGCAGAGGACGCAAGAGCGAAGGCTGAGACAGGATCAATCATTACTCGTTCCCACCGTTGATCTTAGACCACGCCCCTAGCATCAGTATGCCCAAAACAAAGAGAGTCCCTGCGCGAGCAATGGTCTGCCAGATGGTCTTCTTCATGCCACGCCAGTCTGTAATCAGACTACGAAGGTCTCGAACGTCATTACCAGCGTCGTCATCGTGGAGGCCGACTTCTTTGAGGACCGATTTCATTTCTTCTCGGATGATGGAGCGTAGGGCTATCTCATCAATGTTCATCTGGACTCCTTACGGCTTCACGGGCCAGTTGATGGTAGTCGGGAAGCCCGCTTGTTGTGGGAGGTCACGAAGAGCTTGACGGTAAGCAGCCCAATCGGCTGGCACCGCCTGAGATAACTCCAGAGCCTTCACCACCAGCCAGTCGCACTCAGCCAGCAGCTTGTCACGCGAGTCACGGGCAGACTTAGCAAACTCAGCGTCCTTCGTAGCTTTGTAAGCAGCTTCCTGTTCTGCGGCTGTTGTCTCGCCATCAACGAACACTGGACCAAGGATGTACTTGGTGTACCACTTGCCGTCTGACTGCTGCTCTACGCCGTCACGCTGCGAGTATTGATACACAGTCCCACCCGTTGCTTGTGGGCCTTCAAACACTGCGTCCGAGTCGAACCTGTCGTATATGTCTGCGGTCATTGCGCTAATAGACTTTGCGTAAGTCGTTGCTACCCACTTGATCCACTCGTGCTCTAGCAGCACCTGACCTGTTGCTCTGATTCTGATCTGCATAATTACCTCAAGCTATCGCAAGGAAGATGTAGGTGGCTGAAGTCACGTTGACGTTTGTCGCTGCGTCCTGATTTACGATAAACCCGCTGTTGTCGGTGTCCACGCTGTCGTCTGTGGTGACTTGAGCTTGTGTGGCATTCAACCTTAAGTGCGGGTCGTTACCTGCCACGATGCCCCTTGCTGAGTCCCAAACGTACCAGTCGCCATTATTGTCTGTGCGCTTAATCATCACAAACCTTGACCCTGCCGCAAAGCCACACGCAATGGTTTGGCTTGAGCCGTTGCCGGTGTAGCTGCCGACTTTGGAGACTCCGGCGCAAGTGGCGAAGAGGTAGGCGACGTATGTAGCCGCGCTGGTGTTGAGCGTCACGCTTGATGTCAATGCAAATGCCGAGGACGTCGGCTGACTTTGCAGTATATTATGTGCTGCGTAGGTGTTGTTGTTTCTTCCGTTAGTTAAATTTAAATACAAAATCGATTCATTGGTTGAAGTAAACTGACCCAGAACATACCAACCATCAACATAACTTCTTGGTTTGAAAATAATTAGCTCAGGCACAGCACCTAGATTGTGGGCTTGGGTTGTGCTTGTCCCCGTCCCCGTATAGCAAACCACATCAAAGAAGCCGGGGGCGCGGCGAAACATCCAATCGACATAAGTAGAGCTGGCGTAGTTCATGTCAAAGGTGGTTGTGCCCGTATCCCCCATACTTATTCCATTCATATCAAATGAACTTAAAGTGGAGGTGTCACTAAATTCAGCGTCAGTGCCGGTGCTGTTTAGCAACACATATCGCCCGCGCAATCTATCAAACCACAGGTTTCTATTATTCTGGTTGCGTACCTTTGTAATACTTAAATCTGGGGGAAACCCCGACCCTGTTATGCTGCGGCTTGCTGCTCCATCTCCAGTGTAAGTAATTGGCGCAAACACACTCGTCCCCACCGTAGGCACTTTCATCGGGCCACGGCGGATGGCTATGTAGATGTAGGTTCCATCCACAATTCCAGATGCTGCTGTAGATGACCATCCTGTTGCATTTATAGCGCCGGGAAATGATGCTCCTGTATTTTCAGCATTTGCCGTGTTAGCAGCCACCCAAGTATTTCCGTTAGGCTGATTTGCCGTAAACCCGCGCATGGTGTCAAAGATAAACCAGTTACCAATGTCATCACTACGTTTTGCAATGACAAATTGTGGTTCGTATCCAAGATTTACCGATCCAACACTTCCAGAAACCGTCCAAGACCCACACGAAATCACATTGTCCGTGCCAGCCAGACCAAAGCCGCCTGCGTTGTGGGCGAATAGGTAGGCGACGTAAGTCATAGACGAGCCATTTACGCGGTCGTCAGTGCCTACTGTGAAAACCGAAGATGTAGGCGCAGTGTCATTCCACGCGGCTGTCAGTGAAATTTCAGCGTTAGTTTCACTGAGTCGAAGGTGATAGTTTGCGGAAGTTAAGCTGCGGTGATAAACAAACCATTCTCTACCGGCATCGCTTCTGCATTTGACAATAATGCAGCCGGGTACTGATCCAAGATCGTGGGAAATAGTGCGGTTTGACCCGTTCCCCGTATAAGTCACAATATCAAAGAACTTCGGCTGCTTGCGGAATGTCCATGAGGCGTAGGTGGTTCCAGAACCGTTAGGATCGCCAGCAGAGCCAAGATCAAAGCCTGTTGTATTAAAAGCCGTTAGCTGATTCGCCCCAGAAAATTCGCCGTTTGTAGACTGCGATTGCAGTTTTAAGTTAACGCCACGAGCCGTGTCAAAAAGCGCATGACCTTTGGCCCCAGAGTTTCTATCTTTAATCCAAACCAATCCACCCTTAGTAGACAGATCAATGTTATTGGTAATCGTCTGCGTCGAGCCATTGCCCGTATACAAATAAGTCGAGAACACATCCTCGATATACACCGCCGGAGCACTTCCAGCACCCTCACCCAATAATAGCTGCTGATTATTTGCCATTAGGTCACATTCCCCGCAACGACACACACTGTGCCGGATATAAAGAGGATAGTCGCCACACCCGCAGCAGCAAGGGTCATGGTCGCCTTGTCAGTGAAAGTCCCTGCGATGTACGCTGTCGTGATGCTGCAAGTGATGGTTGCAGTAGAGCCGGTATTGTTGAACAGGGTAATCGCGTTACCTTCTGAAAAGGTTGCGTCTGGGATAACTATCGCACCGCTTGCGCCTAGCTGAACGTATTTACCAACATCGCCCACTGCTAGTGTGTAGCTGGCGGTCTTAGTTCCGACTGCTGGGACGCTCTTAAAGCCAACGGAGTTTGTGCCGTCTGCTGTTGTATTGGACAGGTTGCCTGAAGCGGGAGTGCCCAGTAATGGCGTTACAAGGGTGGGGCTTGTGGCGCGAACAGTGTCGCCAGTGCCGGTGGAAGTAGTCACGCCTGTGCCGCCGTTGGCTACAGCAAGAGTGCCCGTTACCTGAGTAGCCAGGTTGATAGTGGTCGCAATCGCTGCTGAATCCTGCCACGCCGCACCGTTGTAAATCCTTGTCACATTGCTAGATGTGTTGAAGTACATTGCACCAGTAACAAGAGGATTGCCGTCATTGTCTACAGAAGGATCACTGGCCTTGGCCCCAAGGTATCTGTCGTCAAACAGGTCATAACTAGCCGCAGCATTGCTTGCCGAGGTAGAGGCAGAGCTTGCGCTTGATGCCGAGTTAGACGCGCTTGTAGCTGAGTTTGAGGCACTTGTAGACGCTAAACCGGCCTGAGTTGTTGCTGTAGCCGCGCTTGTGGATGCCAAACCTGCCTGAGTCGTAGCAGTGCTTGCAGAAGCCGCAGCGTTGGTTGCAGACGTAGACGCAGCACTAGCAGAGGCAGCAGCAGCAGAAGCACTAGCAGCCGCAGCAGCACTTGTTCCCACCCACCAAGAAGGTGAGCTGGCTGGAATGTTTCCAGTGTTGGCATTTTGAAGAGACGTATACAGAACGCCGTCAGTCCCGACTACGTTAGCATTGATTGCGTAGGTCGCCGTTGAACTCCAGACCAATTGGACTGGCACCCAGTAGGCCGTTATCGTAGACGGATTCTGGTTCAGGT